CGTGGAGCATGCTCTACGAGCTGTCTCCGTAAGCGCCGGTGGTGAGATCGAACCTCGCCATCGGCGCAACTGTTTCCAGTGTCCAGGTTGGGGCCGACCGCTTCAGTCAGCCGGCCCCGTCTGGAGGGCACCAGATGCCACCTTTCGGCAGCGGAGGATTGGCGGATCAGCAACGCCTGATTGAGGTCAGGGCTCATGCCTTGCGAACACGATCATCCACCAACCCGCCGATAACGACGGGCAGATACACAGACGCAACGGAACGGGGACGCTACTTTACGCGGCGGCGCGGTGGCCGTTTCCCTTTGACAAAGGGCGGCGCGGCTTACCCTCAGACATAAACGCTCGGATTCGGTCTGCCGTGTCGAGAGTGACGCTGCAACCAGCACGCAACCGGCGCACGAGGTGGCGATCGTTCAACGCGGTTGCGCCAAACGCCGTCGCGCTCATGTCGTTCTCGACGATGAACCGTTCGATGTCTGCGAGCAATTTGTCTGTCGATCTGGTCATGGATGCACCATAGTGTGACATTGTGCACGGGTCAATGATTTGCTGGTTTGTCCACAGGAATGTTGAAATTTACATTTTTGTGTTGACGGGTGTGATTTCTCGCATTAGGTTGCATCTATCACCGCCGCAGACAACCGCTGAAGAGGTTGCCGGGAAGGAAAATGTTCGCCGCACGGAAGATCTCGGCGCGGCGGTGATGCTGAAACAACAGGAGACGGCCATGTCCATCGAAGTCACCAGCGCCGAACTGATCCAGGCAAAGCGGGCTGTGCTGGTGATGAACGACATGACGAAGCTGGCTTTTTCGATGGCGTCGAAAACAATGCCACTAGAAGTCAAGAAAGACATTTTGGCTTTGACGAAGCTGCTCAGGAAACTGGATGCCGTAGCCAAGTAGGCGCGGCGGTGATGCTCACACAGAGGGAGAGGCTAGATGGCTCAGAACCCATATTTCGACGCGGCAGCACTCAATAGAGCCTTCGATGCACAGCTTGCCGCCAGTCGCGCGTACCTTCGCGGATGTCACGCAATGAACGGCGCCGCTGAACTTGAACGTGCTGCAGCTCGAGCCGACGCCATCGCCCTGTTGACGGTTCTGGAAGAGACAACGCAATCCCGCTCCGTTGCCGAGCGCTGCGCCAAGGCTAAGCAGGTGCTGGCATGAGCAAAGATGAGGTTCCAATTCCTCCGCTGGCAATAATTTTTATGCTTGTTTGCCATGCATACGCCGACCCTGGATATCAGTTGGGCCAAGCACATTGGAACAGCCCATCGGGCCAAAAATGGAGGACATGGCTCATGGCTCACGACCTTATCGACATGGACCACAAATCTACCGAACGCGGCAAGGCTTGGGTAGATTTCATCTGCGCAACTCCGCTCCCTGAACAATGCTGGAAACTACCAAAAAGGGCCACGTCATGACCTACCAATGCGACTGGAGCCTTGAGCTTCCCGTACTAGTCGGCGGACGTGTCGTTTCCTACTGCCCCGACGTTGAGTGCATCCTGTCACTCGATGAGCGCGGCGATCTGTTCAAGGTGGGGTTCCGGGAACACGGCAAGCCCAAGGATGCGCCGATCTGGCTGCACTCTGGAACGGTGTTTCGCATCGCTCAAGAAGCGCTGGAAGACAACCGAGATCACATCATGGAACTCTGCGAGATCCCGTCCGACGTGCGGTTTCCTCCGGTGGAGCGTCCCGAATACAGCGGACGCGAGTACTTGCCGGCAATGCGGATTTAGTTTCTTCGCCCTCTAGGGGAGCGAAGGGGACCGGGCGCGCGAGCCTAAGTCGCGTATCGTTGCGGGGCGTTAAGCCCGGTCCATAATTCAATCAGTAACGGAGTTGAGAAATGGCGAGGACGTATAAAAAGCCAGCGACAGTAACCGCAGCATTGCGGGGCCAATTGGTCGAATACCGAGTTCGAGATCGAGAACTTCGACGGCGCTATACGCAAATTCGGTGGGAACTCAGATCGGTAAAAGCGAGGCTCAATGATCTACTCCATATTGCGTCGGTCGCTGGTGTTAGCGTTCCTGATCATTGCCGTGGTCAAGCTCCATCCAGTGACGCCAGAGCCAGTTGATCGAGGCCACCAGTGGGACTGTGAACTGTGGAGGTACTGCGAATGAAACGCATCGGCTTTCTGATCGCGCTTCTGATGATGGGTCTGCTGTTTGCCATCCTACACGCCACAGCGCCGACAGGTCCAAACGTATACCGGAGTGCAGTGAGATGAGAGATTTCGAGTATTTCGGTTACCTGCTGATGCTTCTCGGCGCTGCCCTTGTGATCGGTCCACTGATCGCAGACGCGCTGGTCAAACGTAGCGGGTGGATGTGATGGCAGTCATACCAATGCCGCGGTTCCTCCGGCGCCCGCAAGTCGCACCAGACAAGCAGCTGGCGATGTCGGTCGAAATGCAGGCGATGGCCGGCATGGAAGAATGGCTTGCCACCGTGGAGAGCGAAGAGGGCAAGCTCCGGGTGCTGTCCTATTTCATGTGGAGGCTCAAAAGCGGCGACAGTCCGAAGATCACGGATTGGGTCGAGAGCATTGCCGAACAGTCCACCATGATGGTGAGCAAGAAACACGGATTTTCGGAGGGCGTGGAATGAGCGAAGTTGCCAAACTTGAGCCGATGCCGAGCGCGCCAGCTGCACAGTCTGACGGCGCTGTAATCTTGACTATGATCGACAGGCTTCTCGCGCGTCCTGATGTTCCCGTCGAGAAGCTGGAACAGATGTTCGCATTGCATCAAAAGGTGCAGGCAGAAGCGGCGCGGCGCGCATACTTGGCCGCGTTCGCAGAGCTACAATCGACGTTGCCTGCGGCCACACGAGCCGGCAAGGGCCACAACGCGAAGTCATACGCTCGGTATGAGGACGTTGCCAACGCGCTGCGTGAACCGTTCTCGGCGCACGGGTTCTCACACTGGTTCTCAATCGACCAGACCGGCGACAAAGTGAAGGTGACGACGTTTCTCGGCCACGCTGCCGGCCACGTCGAAAGCAGCAGCCTTGTCCTTCCGCTCGATACCAGCGGCGGCAAGACTCCGATGCACGCGCTCGGATCGTCAGTGTCCTACGGCAAGCGCTATGGCCTGCTCACGGTGACCGGCATTGCGACCGAAGACGACGACGGCAAGAAAGCGGGCGCTGGCGCATTCATCACGGAAGAACAGCAAGCCTCGCTGCGCCAGCTACTCGACGCCACAGGTTCGGACATCGGCCAGTTCCTCCAGTTCGCCAACGCCGACAACATGGCCGAGATCCCAGCGCGAGACTATGCGCGGCTGCACGGCTTGCTGACGAAGAAAAAGGCACAGAAGGGGGCCAAGTGATGGCTGACGGAACCACATCGACAGAACTCGTGAGCATCCCGAAGGCAGACGCCTTGACGGTGTTCACCACGCCGGAACAAATCGACCCGATCCTCGCGCGCATCCGGCAGGAAATCGACGCGTTCGTGCCGGACATCTCGTCGAAGCGCGGTCGCGACAACGTGGCCTCGATGGCCTACCGCGTCGCGCGCTCTAAGACCTATCTCGACGGCGTCGGCAAGGAACTCGTCGACGAACTCAAGGACGTGCCGAAAAAGATCGACGCATCGCGCAAGCGCATTCGCGAGACGCTGGACGCGTGGCAGAAGGAAGTGCGCCGTCCGCTGACCGAATGGGAAGACGCCGAGGAAGCGCGAGTCAATAGGATCAAAGGCATCCTCGCTGAGCTGCAAGCGGTCATTGATGACAAGGTGGAGCGGCCGGCGCTGATCATTCGTGAACGTCTGGCTGAGGTGAAGGCCGAGGCCATCACGGAAGAGCGGTTCGGCGAGTACACCGGCGCAGCAGCCGAACTGAAGGACAAGGCGATTGCTGCGCTTGAAGTCCAGATAGCCACGGCCGAGAAGCGGGAGGCTGACGCGGCCGAATTGGCGCGGCTGCGCGCCGAGGCGGAAGTCCGCGCACAAGCCGAGCGGGAGGCCAAGGCCAAGCAGGACGCCGAGGATCGCGAACGGCGCGCGGCGGAAGCGGCTGCGGCGGCAGAGCGTGCCAAGGCAGAAGCGGCGGCAAAGGCCGCAGCGGAAGCCGCAGAGCGCAAGGAACGCGAGCACAAAGCAGCCATCGAAGCGGCCGAGCGCAAGGCCGTGGAAGCGGCGGCACGGGCCAAGGCGGAAGTCGAGGCTGGAATTGCACGCGAAGCGGCAGAGAAGGCCAAGCGCGAAGCCGACCGTGAGCACCGCGCCACGATCAACCGTGCGGCGCTGGCGGCATTTGTCGAGGCCGGGATTGCCGAGGACGTTGGCAAGCAAGTCGTGACGCTGATCGCTGCCGCCAACATTCCCCACGTCACGATCAACTATTGAGGCTCGCCGTGAAGATCATCGACTGCGAGCAAGGCACGCCAGAGTGGCACGCTGCGCGTTGTGGCAAGGTCACCGGCTCCCGCGTTGCCGACGTGGTGCGCAAGACGAAGAGCGGCGTGAGCGCATCCCGCGCCACCTATGCCGGGGAACTGGTAGCCGAGCGGCTGTCTGGCTATCAGGCGTCGTCGAGCTTCAGCACGCGGGCAACCGAGTGGGGCAAAGAGCAGGAAGCCACAGCGCGCCAGCTTTACGCGCTGATGACCGATGCCGCTGTCTCAACTGTCGGGTTCGTCGATCATCATTCGATCGAGTGGTCTGGCGTCTCGCCTGACGGTCTGGTGGATGACACGGGGCTGGTGTCGTTCAAGTGCCCCAACAGCTCCACCCATATTGCCACGCTTCTCGGCGCACCGATCGAGCCCGATTACGTCAAGCAGATGGTGTGGGAGATGGCTTGCACCGGCCGGCAGTGGTGCGACTTCGTTTCGTTCGATCCGAGGTTGCCGCCGGAAATGCAAATCGAGATCCGGCGCGTGCACCGCGATCCGGTCGTGATCGCGGAACTCGAGATCGAGGTTCGGAAGTTTCTCGGGGAAGTCTCCGACACGGTTGACCGTCTCGTAAAGCTGTACCGAACGCCGATGGCAGCGGAGTAGGTCGATGACCGTCACCGTCTTCGACCACTCGTTCATTCGGTATTGGGCGCTACGCGGAAAGACCTACGACGAGATATCGAGACGGCTGGCGAAGCACGGCGGCACACTGACACCGCATAATGTCCTGATGATCCTACTGGAGATGAGCAATGAGCATCAGCGCGAGAGCACTAGGCGTCACGGCGCATTGCCCAAGCTGCGGCGTTGACCTGTCACGGCAAGAGCGCAGAAAACCGCGCTCGGTTCCGCAAAACAGGCGATTCTTCGCAATGATCCGCGCGGCGTTCTCGCACTGGCCTGGTAGCCATCGTTTTACACCGTTCAACGAGGACCATCTGCGTAAATGGCTTCAAGCCAAAGCCGGTCACGCCATAATAACAACGGTAGACACTGCAGGCATGGAAACCAATCAGGCGATCATATCCGTCGCGGCAGCTCTAGCCGCGGTGCGAGACTATTCGTTTACGCACGCCGCTGACGGCAAGTTCTACATCTTTCAGTCAGAGAGCATCAACTTCGACACGCTGCCGCATCTGGCCGCCTGCGCTTTGTTCGATGCCGTGGCCGACACGATAGAGGTCGAGACTGGATTGAAGGTCGCAGACATCATGCCGCCGATCCGGGAGCGCAAGCCGTCGAAGGTCGCGACGTTTGCGCAGGTGCCGCTATGAAACGCAACAGCGAGAAGGCACGCCGGATCTGCGTCGACACTCACGCCTGGTTCAACCTCCTGAACCGAAAATGCATGTCGTGCCACGTCTGCGGCGAAACGATAGAGCTCCTGTCGACGAAGCCGCACGAGTGGCGGGCCGACCATATACGGCGCCACGCGGAAGGCGGGAAGGAAACGGCCGAGAACATTTGGCCCATATGCCTGGAATGCGACACTGGGACCGATGGCAAGGCTGCCGACGATACGAGAGCGGTTGCACACGGCAAGCGCATGGCGAACCGACACGACGGCGTGAAGATCAGGGGAAGGGGTTTCCGATGACCGACAGACCTATGACTGTCCGTCAGGTGGCCGAGCGGCTTCTGACCGTGGATGACATTCGGACCCGCTTGCCATTCAAGATCGCCCGCCGCACCTTCGCCGCGCGCCACCTGAGAGAGGGGCGGACGATGCTTGAGGTGCAGAAGCTAGGTGGCTGGAAATCGTACCGGATGGTGGCCGAGGTCTATGGGCACTTGGAGCGGTCTTGGCTGGACGATGCGATGCGGTCCACTGGTGCAGATCTGGTGCATGAGGGCTTTGCCGTCGCCACGTCTGTTCAGTGCGGCGTGAATGTCATCAGTCTACCAGCGCCCACGTGACGGCGACCGCTCCCAACAAGAAAACAAGAGCACCAATCGATATCGTTGACCAGTTTGCCAAGTGCGTTCCGAAAGACGATCCGCCGTCCGTCATCGCATGAAACCCGTAGGTTGCGACCGCGCCGCCAAAAGTTGACGCCGCCCATCCCACCAAGAAAACAAATCTCCAATCTCTCATCATGCGCAGTTCCTCCCTTATCTGACGACCCGTAGGCCGTTCGGATTAACTACAGCCGCGCGTTTTTTCGTCAGTTTGAGTTCAGACCATCCATCCGTCCCGCTCGGCTTGATCTCAATTCCCCATCCTTCAGCAGCAGCGGCTCGACGGTAAATTTCTTCGTTGATGGCGTGGACAGTCGTTTCAATCTCAGCCTCTCGACCCGACTTCATCCGCTCATAAATTCCGCCGACCTCAAACCCGTACACAAAAGCGTGTTCTGTCGTCTCGCCGTAGTTCAAGCCAGTGAAGCTCAACACAAGCCCCCAGCTTTGTTGCTCGGTGTCGTCCGTCATGGCCACGCTCCTTATCGTTTCGGTCCACGAAGCGCCGATATGGTCGCCCCGTCGTAGTAAGTGTAGATCGTCGCAGCCTTT